ATTCATATTTTCCACTTAATGATCCTAATGTTGGGTCTAGTGCTTTACCAGGAATTGTTTTGCCTTTTTCTGTTGCATCTTTTCCGGCTTGTGCGGCATTGGCTGAATCTTCTTTGTTAATTGGTGCAAATGGACCACCTTCTTCTTGTGGTTTATCTTGCGTTGCTCCTGGATTAGTCCCGCCACCTAATGTAACATTTGTAGGCTCTTCAGTAACATCTCCTGGCAACTCTGTTGGTGTATTATCGCAACTCACTGTATTATCTCCTGGTGCTTGTGGTTCAAATGCAAATACATCTCCTGAACCTGCTTGACTTTTAGGATTACAATGCGGTGGAATAGGACAAAGTCTGTCAGGACTTGCATCACTTCCTACAACTACCATTTCCAAATTGTTAATAAAAACAGTGCCAGGATTGACACTTGCTAACAGATTACCGCCGCCATGTGTGTTTGTATCACCTTGTACACTTGCAAGTAGATTGTTCATGTACACGTTTTGTTGTCCTACTACTGTCGTGGTAGCACCGCAAATTCTAACATCACTATGACGGTGAACTGCTGGCATATTAACTTCCTAATGTAGCCGTTTCTAACGGAGATGCTTTGACTATACCCGAAGTACCTTGGGTATATGCATCACTAATATTTTGTGCAACTTTGTTAATTGTTACTACTGAATGCGTTCTTAATGCTACAGTAGGGCGACCTTTTATATCCTGTGTTGCTAAAAAAGGAATAAAAGCAAGTCCTTTTGGTGTATTAGCCATTACAACCGGTTTGCTTACATGAACACCTTTATTGTCTTCTTCTTCAAACTTTGCTATAACTTCTTCACCACTGTTTAGTTTTACTGCGACTGTGTCACCTTTTGTGTAAGGGGCTTCAACTAGCATTTGTTTCTCCTTGTACAGTATTTATCAAGAGAAAAGCGACCTACAAAATCTTGCAAATCGCTTTTCAAAATATATATTGTTTTGTTTATATTTGTGTTTTTGCTACTTTAGATAATATCTACTTGTCTCTTTTGTGTATTATCCTTTGTGTGTTTGTAGTATTTACTATATTACAACTTGAACTCAGAAAAGTCAAGTGATTTTTCGTTTAATTTTTCTACTATTTGCTCTTTACTCATTTTAGTTAGTGCCTGTGCTCCGCCCTCTACAAATATTTCTTTACCTTTGAATATTTGTGGTACAGATCTATAGCCTTTGCTAGTTATAAATTCAAATGCCTCTGGATCAAGATCAATACGTTTTTCTTCAAATGCAATGTCTTTTTCTTTTAGGTATTTTTTAGCAACTTCACAAAATGAACATTGTGCTTTACTATATACTGTTAACATTATAGACTGAATCCTTTAAATGTTTCTTTTTCCACATCTTGTTTTGTACCACCAACAACATAAGAACTTATTTCTGTTTCTTGAGGTGCAACCTGCACTTCAGCGCCAGCAATCCATTTTGCTGTCCATGGTAGTGGATTTGCCTGTGGTGTTTTATATGGGCAACTTAAACCTATTGCTGTCATACGTTTACATGCAATCCATTCGATGTAATCATACAACAGTTTTGCATTAAGACCAATCATAGATCCATCTTTAAACAAATAGTCTGCCCATGCTTTTTCTTGTTCAACTGCATCTACAAAAAGTTGAGTTACTTGATCTTTAGTTTCTTCTTTTATCTTATCAAAGTCCTTGTCATCTTTTGGTAGTAGTTTCATAAGTGTTTGTGTTGAGCCTAAATGCACGTTTTCATCGCGACAAATTAATTTAATAATTTTAGCATTACCTTCCATTTTCTTAAGTTCAGCGAATGCCCAACTACAAGCAAATGAAACATAAAAACGTACACCTTCTAGAATATTTACTGAAGCCAATGCTAGCCAAAGTTTTTTCTTAAGGTCATACAGATTTACATGAACTGTTCTTGTTTTTCCTTTAGTGGTAATTTTATGTGTTCCTTCTCCTAGAAGATTATAAAAACCACTTAACTCAATTAGTTCATCGTAATTTTTTGTAATGTCTTTTGCACAATCCAAAATAGGTTCAATCTCATCAATTTCATCAAACACAATAGTTGGATCTGAATAGACGTTTCTAATAATATGTGTGTAACTTCTACTATGGATAGTTTCATTAAAAGTCCAAGTAGTAATCCAATTTTCTAATTCAGGTAAACTTACTAAAGGATTAAAAGCATCTGCTGGTGCTCTTCCTTGTACACTATCTAACAAAATTTGTCTTTTTAGATTACTTGTAAAAATATGTCTTTCATGTTCTGTTAGATCTTTAAAATCTTTTGCATCTTTTAAAATATCAACTTCTTCTGGTCTCCAGAAAAAGCCTAACTGCTTATCAGTTAATTTATCAAATTGACGATACTTTACTGTGTCATATCGTTGTATACCTGGTCCGCCAGATACGTCTAAGAACATTTTACTGTTCATGTGATTCTTTTTTGTTTCTAAATCTAGTACACTCATTTCTCTATCTTCCTATATGACACAACTTTCACAATACTCATCGTCGGTAGTATTAATCGGTTGTGAATTTTCCGAATATTCTTCTTTAACTTCAATCTCACCTTGTCCATCATAAGTGTTGAAGTAATAAAGTTGTTTGCCCCCAAACTTATAAAAAAGAAGGAGGTGTTGCAACATATCACTCATTGGTATCTTTTCATCCTCATAAAATGTAGGATTATAAGAAGTATTAACACTTATACCTTGATCAATGTACTTTTGCAGTACTGCCATGATCTTAAGGTATCCTTCAGGACTTGTTTGATCCCATAGTAATTCATATTTATTTTTGAGCCTTCTGAACTCTGGTACAACCTGCTTCAAAACACCATCTTTTGATTGCTTAATACTAACAAAGGATCTTGGTGGTTCTACACCATTTGTACTGTTTGATATTTGAGCACTTGTTTCTGCTGGCATAAGAGCCATCAATGTGCTATTACGAATGCCTGTTTTACGCAATTGATTACGCAAACTTTTCCAAGCCATACGTTCTTTGTGTGGTACTAAATCATCTACATCTTTTTTATATGTATCAATTGGCAAAATACCATCACTATATTTTGTTTCTGATGACTTTAAACAAGCACCTTGCTCGGCGGCAAGATCAGCACTTGCTTTAATTAAATAATAACTCCATGCTTCGGCATATCTATCAACTAACTTTAAAGCATCAGGATCACTGTAACTTAAATCATTCTTTGCTAACCAATATGCAAAATTAATAATACCAACTCCAAGCGGACGTCTATTCATTGTGGATATTTCAGCCGCCTTAATAGGATATGATTGATACGTTAAAAGTGCATCTAATCCTCTAACTGCTAGTTCACATGGTTTTTCAAAGTCTTCTGGATCTCTAATTAGTCCCCAATTAATTGCACTCAATGTACATAAACTAATTTCACCATCTTCATCATCTATACTTGTTAATGGTTTTGTAGGTAGATTGATTTCACAACAAAGATTACTTTGTTTAATTGGTGCATCATCTTTTTTGAATGCACTATGATCGTTTGCATGATCAACATTCATCAAATATACTCTACCAGTATTTTTTCTTTCTTCCATAAATTTGCCAAACAATTCTAAAGCACTAACAGACTTTTTCCTAATTGTTGGATCTTGTTCAGCCTTTTCATACAACTCTTTAAATTTTTCTTGATCTGTAAAAAATGCTTCATACATCTCTGGTAGATCATGCGGTGAAAACAATGTTATATCGCCACCTTCAATTAATCTTTCGTACATAAGTTTATTAAACTGTACTCCGTAATCCATATGACGAACACGGTTATCATCTGTACCTTTGTTATTCTTTAGCACCAATAGATCTTCAACTTCTAAATGCCAAACAGGATAATACAATGTTGCCGCACCACCTCTAACACCTCCTTGTGAACATGACTTAACTGCTGACTGAAAATGTTTGTAAAATGGAATAACACCTGTGTGATATGCATCACCTTGTCTAATAGGACTATTCAATGCACGAATCCTACCTGCACCAATACCTATACCTGCTTTTTGACTTACATATTTTACAATGCTAGAAGCAGTAGCATTTATGCTATCAAGACTATCATCTGTTTCTATCAGTACACAAGAACTAAACTGTCTTTGTGGAGTTCTAACACCTGCCATCACTGGAGTAGGAAGTGATATTTCAAAAGTGCTAACTGCATCATAATAATCTTTCACCCATTGTAGTCTTGTTTTCTTATCGTAATGAGAAAAAAGAGTAGCGGCAATCAAGGCGTATGCCATTTGTGGTGTTTCAAATATTTTATTTGTAACTCTATTTTTAACCAGATACTTACCTCGAAACTGTTCCATGGCCGCATATGTTAAACCTTCATCGCGATCATGTCTGATAAAATTATTAATTCTTTCCCATTCTTCTTTAGTATAGTCTACTAACAAATCTTCGTCATAGAAACCATCTGCAACATTCTTTTTTACTAAATCATAAATGTGCCATGGTTCAAACTGATTGTAAACCATTTTACGCAAATGATAGTTAATGAGTCTACCTGCTACCCATTGATAGTTAGGCGTTTCATCACTAATTAGATCTGATGCGGCTTTGATTAATGTTTCTTGAATATCTTCAGTTTTAATACCATCATAAAACTGTATGTGACTTTTTAATTCTACTTCACTAGCACTTACACCTGTGATGTCTTCACATGCATAAAATACTACTTTGTGTAATTTTTCTAAATCTAGGGGTTCTCTATCCCCTGTACGTTTTGTTACTTTTATT